GGTTGAGTATTCCATTGCTGGAACTGGTCCAGAGAGCTCCTGACATCAGTCGCTGATCTGTTTCCACCTTGATGTGCTTGAATACGATATCGTTCCTTCCCAGAACGAGCCTAGAAATAAAATCTTTCATGGGCTTGATTCTAGTCAAGTTACGTATCATATGGAGCATCCAGAAGTTAATAACTTCACTGAATACTCCCGAATGATGTGACTCGAATGCTGAGAAATCGGTCTCAGTGACTGGCTCCATCCCAAGTATATCTAGGATCTTCTTGGGCCAATCACGTGGGTTCGTTCCCTTCACGAAGTACCCAGCCTTGAAAGTCGATTTATCAATGGCTGAGCACAACGCTCCGAGAATAGTCTTACTCTCATCCGTGGGTGAGTTGATGCCACGTGCATTCTTTGGTTCTGGGTAATATCCCTCCTGCTTCACGAAAGACTCAACCTTGGCATGCTTCTCGAGCATGTGATGTAAATCCTTGGCTAGGTTCATGAGTTGCTCCTTCCGTGACCCAGTGTAGTTTGCGTTTTCGAGCCATTTTGCTACTGATGGAACATCTTCATCACGTAGCACACTGTCCATCTTCCAGGTTTGCTGTATGAAAGATTTTGCGTAAGCTAAAAAGAGTTTTGAGGTTTTGTTGTTTGTTTTTGGCATTTTTCTTCCGAAGCGATGGACAGCGCACACAATCTGATTAGCTGGATGAGATGTGTGTGGCACGAAAGGCACAAGCGTGGGAAATCCCAGAAGCGGGTCAACGACTCGGATCGGTGAATAAAACCCAGCGCACTGCAGGTCATTGAAGGGCTTGTTCCGCACCTTAATTGACATGTCGCTACTAGGTTCCTCCACTTTCAAGGAGTAGTGGCCCGACCAATAGCCCGCTAAACTCAGGCCTTCAAGCTTAGCGGGTTGTGAAAACCCTGATAATCAATCAGGGTCTTCGACACAAGAGATCGGATGATTGCCCCAGCTAAAGGCACACCGGCGATCTGTTGCTCAGCCATTTCCTCGGGAAGTCCATTCACTGCGCGATCCCTCAAAACTTTCTGTCGTGTGATATCAATCGCACGACGGATCCCTTCCACAGTGAACTCGTTAGGCATGGAGATGTTGCCAAATAAGCGAGTTAGGTCGACCTTGACTTCTTGTTCGAACGCGACACACTTGGGCTCGGCACAACCGAAGTTGAACCACCCATAGGTATGCTTGGGGACACTCACCGTCTGAGTCCTGACGATGTGCATCGTGGGGTGAGCAAGGAGGTTCTCCTTGCGTGCAACGTAGTTACGCATGTCCTCGGGATTGAGGCCAAGTTGCTCTTCGCATGCGGTCACCTCCACGGAATGGAAGGTGAGGCCATGTGTCCCCCAACGCTTCTGGATAGCGTCGTTCTCGTCTAGTTCACTGGTCATCTTCAAGTATGTATTGGCAGCAGCCATACCTGTGAAGATGAGGATCTCAGCGACTAGTGCAGTCTTTGGTGCATAAAGGAATGCAGCTGGAAAGGCTACTGTCTTGCCTTCCACGTAACTATGTCCCCTAGAAAACAAATCAACACACGTTTTCAGGGCACTGTCACACTTAGGCAAGACGAACGTCATTCTCAACTCCTCGAGAATGGCGTCTTGGGTCGGAACGTGACCTGTTGTCTTGAAGTGCTCCAGGCTATTAAACAGCCTGTGCGCAGGGATGATATTACTGATATCATCTGAAAAAGAGACCCACACATAGTGATTCTCAGTTTCGGGGTTGCGCGGGAGCTCCTTCTTCGGGGCGGTGGCGACAACAGCAGCCTCGACGAGTTCCACCTTCGCCTCGTCGAGAATCGCGTTCTTCATCTCTTCTGGCCGATGAATGGCCAATTCTACGTTGTTCTCGTGCTCCTCCTTCTTCGGACCGCGCTTCTTACGTCGGTTCTGTGGCTTCCCATTGCTCTTTGGGGGTCCTGGATTGAGCTCGATGTCGCCGTCTTCATCGGTGTTGCGATGTGACGCCAAGTAATTGGCGTAGGAGTTGAGGCGGCCTTCGTAGATCTCCTGAGCAACTTGACGTGCTCGGTCTTCGTGGGAGATTTGACTCATTCTCTGAGCCAAAGCGTGCTTTCTGGTTGTGGATGTTCGCTTGGCGGCACGCTTCGCGTCGTACTTCATGAAGAAGTCCTCCAAGTCCTGCATGACCAGGGGTTCGGTGTGAGCGATCTCTACATCTCTCCTGTAGAGACCACTCTCAGGACCCGAAACGACGGGTGCATCGTAGTACTGCGTCTCAGCACTCTCGATGTACTTGATGCGACGTTGGGTTCGCCGCTTGCCTTGGAGCTTTCGCTGGTGAGCTTTTGCCTTGAGGTAGCCCTTCCTCTTCTTCTTGATAGCTAGGGTCGTCGATGCGACACGTGATTGCGCCAAATTGACGTCACCACGCTTCATCGCCGCCTTTGCTTCCTTGAAGGAAACCTTGGTTCTGGCCAGTTCACGTGTCTCTCGCGGATCAAATCCGTCGAGTGCATCGTAACCGTCCAGGTCTTGGTTAGGCACCGCTAATGACTTGAGAACATTCATTTCATTGAATGCTCGTCGCGCGTCATCACGGCGTTCGACCTCCAACGAGTAGGTCGAGTCAGCATGGAGCATAGCTCCACCATTCTGTTGTGGAACTAAACCCTGTTTCTCGATATGCTGAGCTCGAGTCAGGGGGTTGTGCACATGTCGTGCCTCTGCCAACATATCAAGAAGGACGTGCTCCTTCTTAATGTAACCGTTGGCCTTTGATTCAATAAGGAATCGCAGGTATTGGGCACGTGTGCGATTCAGCTCCTTGTCGTATTGACTCACAGCCTTACGCAGAAACGAGTCTCTGCGTGAGGATGCAGCCAAACCACGGGCTCTCAGGAGCCAAGGCTTCTCACTCTGGCCTTCGGCACCGGGGATTGTAGGATGGTGCCCGTGGAGAGACACGCTCTTGCGTGCCTGTTGCAGCTTGCGAGCTGCTACTACATCTTCATGTTCATTCGGATGAGTACTGCCATATAGGACTTGGTTGCATGACAAACATGCTTGAATCAACCCGCTGGTTGAGGGCTCAACTCTTCCGATTTTACTGTCTTCTTTCGAATAGCCCGATGGGCCGCCCAGAAAATGCG